CCGCTGATGTTATTCACCTGTAAAAACGAAAATGTCTGGTATGGACCAATGGTTACACCGTTGGGATTGAGAAGACCAGGTCCTGCTGGTCCTTGAACTATCGGCTCATTCACTTGGCCGCGAATCGTCCATGTAGAATTAGACCCATTGATTACCTTGACATTATATGAGTTTTTACATAGTGGAAGCGTCAGCGTTGAACTGCTTGATGAAGGGATTATCGCTGCTACGTAAAGAGCATTTTGTTCTCGACCCGCCAAATTGAGTTGTATATCATTTTGTGTCCCGACGTTATTGTAAGATGACCCGCCTTGTCCGCCGTATATCCTTACCGTTTCATTATCCAATGGATCGCCGACAATTAAATCATTCGGTATTTTAACGATGCCTACCATGTTCGTTATTTTCTCTTGGACTCCAATCGTCATCGCAGATTGTGATGTAATATTAAACCCATTCATATTCAGGTTTGTTGCTGCCGTTCCAACCCACGCCGATGGAGGTTCATTGCTCTGTACATAGCCTACAGTCGCCAATTCCTGAAGGTCAGCCCCCGATGGTGTCGGTCCCTTCAAAAATGTATTGCTTGTCATGTCAATGCCAGACACTGAAGAGATTGAAGTAGGCGTTATGTTGATGTATTCAGTTGGAACTACGCTGCCTTCCGTGTTCTGGACTTGAAGACTGTTATTCAACACCAATTTTGTTGCCGAATTGGTCGAAGTGACCGCTTGAATCGCTGCGACTTTCGCCTGAAGAGTTGGCCATGTTGTCCCTACATCGTTGTATGAAATACCCAAGCCGTTAATTTCAAGGTTGTGCTGACCGCCGAGCAAATTTTGGTCGAAACTGATTCCAAGTTGGCTGGTTTGAACACGATTCAATGTATCCGTAGATTCAAAGATGACCGCCGTGTTCGGCTGGTACGTGATGGTTGAAAACCCATTGTTTGGCAATGGAGGCTCTTCATCACTGATGTAGATTGCGCCGTTCATTGTCGGTGTGAATTGGCTCACATAATACAATTGATTGGGAGCGTCCAACGCGACAACAAAGGTTAGCGTCGCGAGATCCGAACCATTGTTCGTGATTCCACTTGAATATACATCGGCTGCGTTGTACGGAAGGCTTGTTTGAATCCAAAATGGTTGTCCTAGAGCATTGATAACGAACTCATACGTTTGACCCCTAAATAAATTGAGAATTGGATTGACTGCTCCGTTGATAATGTATTGATTGAGAGAGTTAGAAACATTCAATATTGTGGTCATATATATTGTCTTGTTATTTTATTTTTAATAAGCATAACACCTAAAAAGAACACCGCCAGGGTTTTGTTGTTGTGTATAGACTATACCTGCTGCCGTAGGGAAATTATAAGTAAGTGACCCAGAGTTTCCTGTACTTGCGAGATTCGTAATACCTTGCGTCGAGTTAAACTGTGTGTTTGTTAGATTTCCTGTGATATAATTAGAAACGACTTGGGTTGTGGTGAGCGTGTTGAGGGGGATACTAAGAATACGTCCATTTTTACCGACTTGTCCATTGGATACCAAATACGTATATTGGGTTGAAAGAAGACTGTAACGTCCTGCTGTTCCTCCTGTACCCGCAGTAAGCACTGGATTCAAAGCAACGCCATTGGTTGGCGCGTTCCCCGCCGATGTATTCACGAATTCAACATTGTTGATATATAAATGAACCTCATTGTTTGTAAGAAGCACTGAGAACTGTTGAACGGGCATCCGTGGAAAATAGACAACCGCACCCGAGCCCCAAGTCCCGTTCTCGGCTACATTAAATATTTGACCCGTCGTTGTGAAATAGGGCGGTGGTTGTTGAGTGAAGCCACCGTAGCCTGAGACAAACACATCCACAAAAGATGTTCCTTCAGGTAACGTGACATTCGTCTGAACACCAACAGGGAAGCCAGTATTTCGAGTTAGGGATACGATTCCTAAATTGTTGCCATAGGACTTCCAGCGGGTCGCTGTTCCCGTGCTTGTTAAGTATGCAAATTTCTGCGGAATGGCACCAGTCCCGTCGAATATTGTTTGCGGCATGCTCGTTGCGGACATTATCTCTCCAGGTTGCGCTGACGGAAAGCGGAGATAGATCGTCGAATAATCGTACGGCTCTACATCCGTTGGGGTCTCGAAACATTCCGAGTTGAATATGGGACATATACACGTTGGTGGTGGCTGATCTGACATATACTATGTATGAATATATTTATTCATTCGTTAAGTATTGATGTAGCTTATAGCAATGATGGCAGCATCGTTCGGAGGAATTGCATCTGCATGTAGGTAACCTGGTTCATTGCCATTGACGTAGAGATTTACGAAATAACCCCCGCTGCCGAACGGTCGCCCGAAATTATCTGTAAATGGAAACGCTTGATTCAAAGACGGAGTTTGGTCAGCAGGTGGGTTAGGATGATACGAGCCATCTATAGGGTAGTCCCAGTCAAATCTTGTGCCGTACACGCCGTCTGTACCGGGCATAATTGTGAGAAGATTGCCTGTAAGATTTTTAATAGATCCGTCTCCTGCTCCTCTTGGGAAGCCTACGTACCCGTTGCCGGGGTATATTTCGCCATCGCCGATGTTTGGGTCTCCAGCCCAATTCCCCGCAAACGTCTCTGCTATCGTAATGTTTTGGTTGTCAATTACCGAAAAGAGAGATGAAGCCACGCTTAGATAAGGACCGCTTGTCTGAAACTGTCCTCGAAAACACACGCCTTCTTGTGCGGGTAAGTTCAGCATACTCACAGCCGTCCCCGATGCACCAGTCCCTGGGCCAAATATACTGATTTTAGCAGAAATTTCTTGGTAAATCAAGTAAATATATTTGGGTCCCGAAGCACTCGCGATACCTCCTTGAGAAATAGCATATAAATCAATGCGGTTTGTATTTGCTGGGCATGTGATGTCGAATAATCCTTGATATTGCGACGACGTGTAGACATCTGTTTGAAATGTCTCGCTTTGATTTGCTAACGTTGTCCACTTCGTTTTGCTCTGAACTGTCCCTTGTAAGATTTGTTGGTCTGTACCATAACTACCCGTGCTGTCAGCAATCTGTTGGATTTGAACTGTTTGGAAGACCTCTGTGCCTTGCGCCGTTGGATAACTGACGTAATCGGCAAGGACGATTTCAGACGGTGTAAATGATGGCGTTTCAATAAAATCCGTCTCGTTATACGGTGCGCATGGCCGTTCAATGGCTGGATAATTGTTAGATGGAAAACTGATCATATAGTATAATCCTATATAATATTTATACGATACCATAGATTTGAAATAGGACCCCTGCTGGTAGAGGTTGCTGGTTGAGATACGTTTGAATTGACGGAGAAGCGAATGTTCCATTGTATTGAACAACCACGTTCGAGTAAGAACCTGAGGTACATACGCTGTTTCCATATCCAGCACCTCCTTGAATCTGAAACACATTCGTCACAGGCTGTGGACCAAGATACGTGGTTGTGTTGTTCGGGGCAGCGAAAACCGACCCTGCCTGTCCCGGTGTCCCAACGTAATCGTCAGAGTAATAGATTGAATTGTTTGTCGTTATACCGCCAGCGCCTCCAGGTAGAGCACTTCCGATACTGGCCCCTTGTGATGGAGACCGCTGACCGCCTCCGGCCGACCCAATCGTTGTATTAATACCATTTTTGAACACCATGGTCATTCCAGTACCGGAAGTTGTGCTTGTATTGAACTGATAGAAATAGGTTGAAGCGGGATTGACTGGAATTGACGTATATTGCTGGCATGCCCCGCTACCACCACCTCCAAATATAGATACGGGGTATTGGTCCGTAACAGCGATATTCGGGATTTGAGAGGCCATCCCTCCTCCGCCAAACAGCGTCACTGTCATTTGAATACTGTTGGCTGGTATTCCTGTGAGTTGAATCGGCGTATTCACAGTTTGATTGGTATATTTAATGAATTGAGTCGAAAGCAAAGTTTGAACCGGTGGCGCTCGATACTGCCAGAGCAGCTTTTGCCCCACCGATGTCAAAAAGAAGCCTGGGGTGCCTACAGACCCCGTCGAGTCCTTTAGCGTTGAATTAAACGCTACATTTTGGAATGTCTCTGTACGTGTCTCAACTGGCCATTTCACCAAATTATCGTAGATGATTGCCCCCGACTGAACCACAACAGGTGTCATACAGGTCTCATTGTAGATGGGACATAAACAGTTGGCTGCAGTTACAGCATTATCTGGTGGTTGAATCGACATATAATATATCCTAATATAATATATGGCAATCGTAAACTACTATGAGAAGATGCCAAAGGATCTCCTTCCAAAAACATTCAACCCCAATAAGGGAGACCATGGTCTCGACCTTCCTTTCCGTGCGTGTATCATAGCCCCTAGTGGGAGTGGTAAAACTAATTTTTTATTAAACTTAATTCACCTATTTAGCAAGGGAAAGGGGACCTTCGCATCTATCTGTATCATCACAAAGCATGCGGACGAGCCATTATATAATTTTTTGAAATTAAAATCACCTCAAATTTCTATCAAAGAAGGTTTATCATCCACCCCCGACATCAACAAGTTTGACAAAGACCTCAACCATCTCATCGTGTACGACGACCTCGTTTTATCCAAAGACCTTTCCGTAGTTGAAAATATATATATCCGTGGTCGTAAATGTGGAGTATCTTGCATTTTCATCTCGCAGTCTTATCATGCCATACCGACTATGATAAGGAAGAACTCGACCTACATGATTATTTTGAGACTGGGTTCGGGCAAACGGGAGTTGTCCATGGTATTGAGCGAGTTTGGCATGGGAATGTCAAAAGAACAGTTGATGGGGTTATACGAATACGCCACAGATACGAAGTTCGTACCTCTTATAATTCACATGGATGAACCCAATAGGGACAAGAAGTTCTTCAAGGGATTTCGGGAGTCGTTGAAGCCCAGCGATTATGCCTGATGCTTTTGGAATGAGAGAGTTTGTTCTTGTGCTGGAAATGTCCTCCACACTCACACACCGTATTGGCTCTTGCCTTCTCCAGATTTTTTTGTCGGTATCTTGTTTGGTACTGTATCATTTTTATTAAATGGTCCGAATCTTCTCTATATTTTATTTTATAGGAATCTTTCTCTTCTTGGGTTTGGACGGGTTTATTCTTATTGACGCAGGGCATCGTCTCTATGAAATACCGTTCTCGTCTCATAAGTTCATCACTATTGTTGCATGGATACTCTTCAACCAATACAATCGAATAGTTATTTTCAGACAAAATATCAAAAGACGTAAGTGCTTTCGTTGATTTACCTCCTATAAATCGTTTGAAAATTGACTTATGAAGCCCCAGCCGTTGGGACAGCAGCTGAACTGTAGACCCTATGTATTGTTTATCGGTTGTATTGCAAACGAGTCGGTAAATCTTTCCTTTAGAATAATCTTTCATTTTGCTATAATATTAACGTTTATTTAAATTATATTTATGGTTTTTGATATTTTTTAATATATTAAAATAATCATATAAAAAAAATATGTATAGTGTATATATATGATATTCGATAGAGCTTACTGTAAAAGTTATAACATCGATTTTTCACCAAAAATAATGTACGGCTGGTATTCTATTAGAACTGGTATTTCAAATAAAGATATATCTAAGATGCGAGATGATTTAGGAGACATAAAAACTACTCAATTTTTAGAAAAACGAGTGAGAGAATTGAAGATTCAAGCATTAAGATGGACATAATATCAGTAAAACTCACTTAGATATTTTATATGTATATATTAAGAGATGCCCCTAACCTACGAGCAGAATAAGAAACACATCATCAAATGGCGTCTGGCGAACCCCGAGAAGCATAGGGAATACGAACGGAATTATAAACGTTCAATCTATGCCCCTAAACTCATGTACAAGTTTTCAACCGAGGCTGCTAGGCTTCGCAATATTCGCATTTAAGAAAAACCTAGGGAAAAAACCATATTAAACCATTTTTATTTTTAAGATATATTTAAGGATTAGAACTTAAATATTTTTATATATGTATAGTATAAGATGGAGTTTACTAAATTAGACGCCCTTCGCAAAAAATGTTGTGCCGACGACTACGCTTGGTTCTCCTATGACATCACAAATCAAGGCGGACATAAAGCATTTTTAGCTGTGAAAAATGATGATCTTGTTGAGTTCAGTAAAACTTTAAATGAAAATAAACACATCTATGAGATTCTTCCAAGTGAGCAAACTCTTCACCCTTATTTTGACTTGGAAATGGAAGGCGTTACCAATCATGATGAGTTGTTGAAGAAGTTTTTGGATTGGCTAGGCCTCATGTTCAAAACAGAGTTTAGTATTCAAATTGAGCATGTTGTTTTAGATTCATGCCGAGATTCCAAACTTTCCTATCATGTCATTATTAAAAATTGTTTATTTTCAAACATGCAGGATTTGAAACCATTCATTCATTGGTTGTACGACCAGTGCACAGATTCAGTGTTTCAATGGCTATACCAAGACAAAGAACAACGCAAGATATTTGATAAAATACCTTATGGAACAAATCAAAACTTTAGAATGATCAATCAAAGCAAACGCGGGAAGGAGTACGTCCTAAAAGGAAAATATGAGATTATGGATACGTTCGTTCGTAGCAAGGATGGAGTTCTTTTGAATGCAGAAAAATATAAAAGCAAGAAAATCGCTTCAATTGTCAATTCAACATGCGATGGTTTGACCCCCAAGCAAACCATTTATCAAGAGGAGTTTATGGAGTACATAAAATACAATTTACTAAATAATGTGGCACTGAGCGGAACATGGGAAGATTGGCGAAACATTGGTTTTGCTCTTTACTCTACCTTTGAGTTGGCGGGGTTGCCTCTATTTGTATTATTTTCAAAGATCAACGCCAAGAAATACAACGAGAAAGAAACGTTAAACCTCTACAAAAACCTTAAAGCTGGAAAGATATCATTCCACACCATTCGGTACTGGGCGAAGAGGGCAGACCATAAATTGTTTAAGCGCATTTTTTCGCTCTACATTGAAAAACTTGAGGAGCGGTTCTACTGCGACAACGACAACGAAGCCAGTGATGCAGTCATGCAGCTACTTGACGACCGATTAATTTATGCGAACCAACAGTATTTTAAAGTGGATAATATATGGATTCATGACATTGAAAAAATTAAATCGGCTCTGCTCGTTTTCGTCATGAATGCACCCATTTTCAAACAGAACGAAAAAGGGGAATCAACACCCTACTGGAAAAATTATGCATCGGCGGATAAAATTGTAAAAACAATTCTGGCTAAATCGTCCTTGAGTGTGGCGGATTATGAGAAGTTTCATACAACAACCAAGTATAAGTTTGCCTTTAAAAATGGTGTCTTGGATTTTAGAACAAAGAAATTAACACCATGGGACGATGTAGAGGATTATTATTCCGTTGTTCAAATCCAAAGCGATTACATTCCGTCTTCAGCTGAAATGCGAAAGACAATCATTGACAAAGTTCTTGAACCATTGTTCGGGGAAAAGTTGCCATTGGCTCTTCTTTTTATGGCTCGTTCTCTTGCTGGGTGTGTGGAAGACAAGAACTTTGCGACTTATCTCGGTTCCCGTAACTGCGGTAAGGGAGCAATTGAAGTCTTATTGAAAGGGTTTGGTGGATATGTCGGGTCATTCGCAGTCAAAAATCTCATGGTGCAACGGGCAAGTTCAACTGAATCAACCTCCAAGGACTTGTACTGGTTATTGGAACTTGAGTTTATCAGGTTGGCACTAGGTCAGGAAATACCTCTCCCAGAAACAAAAATGAAACTAAACAGCGACCTCGTTAAAAAGATTTGCTCTGGAGGTGATACTCAGATCGCCCGAAGGAACTATGACCGAAAGGATACTCATTTTCAAGTGGAAAGTTCGCTATTTATCATTGGGAATGACCCCGTCGCCATGGGCGGAGACGTTCTGGAGCATCATCTGGGATTTGAGAGTGCAGTTCAATTTAAAACACAAGAGTTTATAGATACTGTCATTGAGACCCAGGGGGCTATATGTGCCAAGAAGTTTAGAGTTGCAGACCCAGATATCAAAACGAAATGCGCGACAAATGAGTGGAGAATGGCACTGATTGATGTCCTTATGAACGCGTACACTGACAAGCAAATCACAGCGGAATACGAGAACCTTGAACCTTCTTTGATGCAGGTAGTGCTAAAGGATTATGAATTGACCAACCTTGAAGAAGATGTTATTCCTTTGAAAGAAATGGAACACTACGGCAGGAAGATTAAGGAGGAGCTGAAAATGGTTGGGATTCGTTGTGAGAAAAGCAAGAGACGGGATGAGACCCGCGATAAAATGATTTTTATTGGTATAAAGTTACGCTCTCAATTAGCCATGTAATAATTTTTTTTATGTGATGAAAGAAGGTAAGGGGACTGAGTGGGGACTGAGTGGGGACTTGGGGACTGAAAAAACCCCTTAAATGGAAACTTCCTAAAAAAAAATAAAATTAATAAAAAAAAGA